AGATTAGCTAGACTACGCGAGGAAATCATGGGCGGCATATGGCACGTAGATCATATCGTACCTGTGAAACACCCAGATGCTTGTGGCTTAAACTCTGCGGCTAACCTTCAGGTAGTTCCTGCTATATGGAATCTATCTAAAGGCAACCGCAGTATGGCTCTGTGGAATGGTGTCTCTAGTACGAAGGCTTCGTCCGTTTCTTCTTAGGCTTGCTCGTTGGTTTAGCCGCATGAGTTAAATACTTAGATGATGCCGTGTGAGTCTTACCTGTCATTGCTTTACCCTCGTGTTTATGGATGGCACCTTTGTATTCGGTGCCGTTCTTTAAGTAGTGCTTAACGCCCTTCACTTGTCTCTCCTATTATGAAAATCAAATAATACTTTAACCTTTTCCTTTAACATATCAATGTTGTTTGACATCTTAGCCAACACGATTACTAAAGTCACAAAGCTTAAGGCTATGGGCCACAAATCATTGATCATGCCTAGCATGGTGTATCTCCTCTGTTAAGTCTTGTCCCATCTAGCCTTCACTTGTCTCACATCGAGGTGTACCCAGCGTGAGTATAGCCCCATGCCGTAGGTCTTTGGGTATTGCTCCGTGAGCCACTTGTACACCACCGATGGCTCCACATCCTTCACCTGGAAGTCAGCAGCCTTACCCGTGATGTGCTGACTCATCTCGGCACCACCCACGTTGGCGTTATGTTTCTCACAACGTATGCCACTGGTGATGGTCACAGGTTTCTTGAAGTTATCACTCACCTCCTGTAGCACACGCACCAGATCGCGGTTGATCTCGCCCGTGCCACAACCGCACTGACAGGCAAACTCATGGTCGCTGAAGTTTCTAGTTATGTTGCCCATGCTATTCTCCCCTAGTAAAGTTCTCTATCAACTTACCGCCAACGGGTAGTAACTTGAGTGCCTTACGTGAATCACCAAGTGCATCAAATAATGCAGCAGGAGGTGCCACGGTGTTGACTATTGCCTGACCAATGCCTAATCTTTCACTTGACTCAATGGTATACTTGTTAGTGCCAAAGAGTTTTAACATGTTGTTAAACATTATATCATTTGGGTTTACATCACGACCTAAGATGAAGTCTTTGGCACCATCAATTGTACCGTTGGCGAGTACAAATAGACCCGCAAACTTGGTAGCATTAGAGGCTGCCCTTTTGTAATCACCAGCCCGTGCGGCATCCAAAATGTCCTTCCGCATGATGTCAAAGGTCTTCAAGGTAAACGACTGTAGCATATAGAATACACGACCATTAGGGTTGGCAAGATACTTCTCAGGGAATGATGACAGGGATATCGGTTGTGCTCCCGATAGTTCATTCCATAGCATAAGTCCAATGTCATCCCTGTTGGTGTCATCAATCTTCTTAAAGTTTCTCACCTTCTGAAGTAGTGCATCAGTCCTTGGGGTAGAGCCGTCGACGCTATCGAAGTCAAAGTTCTTAGACCACTTGGCCCTGAAGGCGACATCATCTAGCTGTTGATTGTTCTTCATGGCTGCCCTAATAAATACATTCTTACCAAAGCGATCCATGTTCCTAAAGCCTGAATACTTTAATGACCAGTTAAGAACTTCTCTTGTTCCCGTACTGGATGCAAAGTCTGCGGCAATATTGTTGATACCCATTATATCCTTAACGTCCAAACCTGTACGACCACCCTGCATGAACAGACTGCGTATGACTTCACTTACGGTGTTTCGTATACCGTTCTTATAGGCACCGATGGCAAGGTCACCAAGCTGAACCATTGCTGACAATGGGTTAGCCAATAGACCCGTGAGGGTTAAGTTTCTAAAGTTCTGGAAGTGACGACCAGATGCTTGCTCACCCGTGCTAAACCGTAGACTAATTAAATCAGCAGCTTCGGCAACTTCATCAACAGTCATCTCGGGTTTAGTTTTGGTTAATGACCTGGTTAGTAATTTAGCTATGGTTTCACCGCTCTCAGCATCAATACCTAAGTCATCAATATTAACACCCTGCCCTTGTAAGAAACGCCTACGTTCCACCTGTTTTGTAATTGATTCAGCATATGACCCCAAGGCGTTCTCCAGATCCATGTAGTCATCTACATTGGCAGCCGTTACGTTCTGAGTTCTACGTTTAAGATTAGAACTTGCCTTTGCAAAGGCGGGGTCTTTTCCCTTATTAGATAACGCACCTGTAATTACCTTTTCAATTGCCTCTTGTTTATCCATGTCCGACAGGGGCTTACCCTTACGTGCCTGAAGTAAATTAAATAGAGCAGCGGCTTCTTTCGTTTTACTGAACTTATCCATGTTCTCTATCTTCCGTGGGAAGTAGCCCTCTTTGCTTGCCTTAACAACTGTGGCAACGCTAAGATCATTAAGCCTCTTTAGAAGAACCGTATCGGACATCTCTTTAATTCCCTTCGTTGTTGGGCTTGCCTTAGCTAAAGCTCTTCTAAGTTTCTTGGTACTCATACGAGTATAACCCGCAAGCTTAACATCCTCTAAGTATTGTAAGTTACTCCGCATGTTCTCTTGAATTTTCAATAGACCATCCTTAACTTCGGACACACGTTTACTCCCATCTTTAGCGCCCACATGGGTTAAGTATCGATATGCCTTTTGAGTATCAGTCAACATGTAAATCTTTAGTTTAGAGAGTTCATCTGCGGATAGACCAGACTTACGGAGTGACTTAAAGAAGTCTTGACCAGCCTCAAGTATCTCACCAGACCGCTTCGATTGTAAGAAGTCTTGTCGTGCCAGAGCGGCAGCTATGGGCTGCGAGAGTTGTTCTAACCTTGTCATGATCGAACCAAGATAGGCATCGGTAATTGCCAATCCTTCTTGCCAAGCACTTTGTAACTTGCTGGGGGTATGCTCAATGACTTCCTTGGCCTCGTCCACATACGTTTTAGACCTACGACTTACACGATCAATGTCTCCCACCTGTTTGGCTTTAATACTTACCTTCTCGGTTACCTCTCTAGCAGCCCTCTCGGCTCTTTTGGCAGCCATGCTTGGTAGTTTTGCACCGGCAACACCGCCACCTACGGCACCCAATAGAGCACCAGTGAGGGGATCTTCCTCGTTTAAGGCGGCACCAGCAACTGCACCAGCGCCAGCGCCAGCAACGGTAGATAACCCACGTATGTCTGAGCTACCTCTTTGACCTTGTGGTATGGTACTACCCGTAGGGATGGCACTAGGAGAAGCGCCTGAATCGCTGCGGGAAATAACACTAGCAGGAGCACTAGGGATAACACTCGGAGCAGCACTAGGAATAACACCAGGAGAAGTACTAGGGATAACACTCGGCGGAGCACCAGTCGTACCACTAGGGGCCGTAACCGGACGATTAGCTAGGGGAGCCAACTCAGGGGCAGTGGCAATGTCTTTCTGTATCTTTTTAATTGCCGTAGCCTTCTCAATTAACGCCATCTTAGGTAACTTACCAAAGTCTTTTGCGGTGGTATTTGGGTATTGATCCGTAATAATCTTAACGGCTTCTCTTCGTGACATGGGGCGCAGAGAAATCACTAGCTCCTCACCAGCGCCGGCTGTAGTTATATCCTTTTCAACCTTACTCAGTTGTTCTTCCAGCTTTTGTTTCTTTGCACCTACTGCCTTGGGTAAAGACTTCAGTATTGCCTTCTCTTTATTTCTAAGACCACGCATCATGGCGCTCAGTTTCTTTTCTGCACCGGCAACTGCCTTGGCTGGCGTTGTGTAGCCCAGTTTAACTAGAGCAGCCTGCGTGGGTGTTGCCGAGGGGTACGCCTTATTCAAGTCTGCCAGTTTTACAGGCGCACCTTTGGCACCCTGTGCTCTTCTTAAGGTATCAACACCGGAGGCATTAAAGTCAGCAGCATTAAGAGCTTTGGGTTCAACCGAGGCTGCTCTTGAGGCCAGCACGGGAGGGTTCAACTTAAGCTGTTCAGGGGTTGACCCCAATAGTTTCTGCGGTACTCCCGTGGGTGCTGGGAGTGCACGCTGTGGGTTAACGGGTAGCCCTTCGGCAGTTGTCTCCACGGTTTCCTCTGCCATGTTCTTTGGTTTCTTTAAGAGGTTTAGCAACTTACCCGCACCATAGCCCCCCGCCATTCCTATAACCGTACTTAGTGCCTTGTCGTCCTTATCTGGATTAAACATCGACGCATTAGTGGCACCACCCAAAAGCATCGCGGCTCTTGGGGTACTACCTAGTGGGATTATAGGTAGCAATGACATCTCACCAGCAAACTCGTACCCGCTAGAACCGTAGAGATTCACGGCATCTTGATTTTCTGAACGCCATTTAGCATGCTTCTCATTGGCTGTTTGTGTAACGTACTCCGTCTCGCCTGCTGGTAAAAGATTAAGTGATTCCCCAATAAAAGTTAAGGCTTGTCGAGTACCACTCGTAGTTTTAAGCAGGCCAAAGAGAAAGTTCTCGGCCTGTTTTGCATCAAAAAGCTCCATGACGTTGTTGGATTCATCTTCAACCTTGTTCAATTTAAAGTCTGCCATTATTCCGTACCTGTTGCAGTTTGCCCTTTTAAAGCATCCAAATCGTACGTATATTTACGTATAAATTGTGTGAGCTTATCAACCTCCTCTTGCCATCCCGCCGGTTTATTAAACTTCAAGTTTTCAATTTCATCCTTTCGTTCTTGAATAAGGTCTTCGAACATAGCCCTGTCGGCAAAACGATTCCTCTGTTCAAGTCTCTCTTGATCATATCGGTTTGGTTTAATCCGATTAATTAGTTTTTCCGCATTTAGCATGCTCCAATATTCCGCATAATCACCAGTCTGCTCTCCCGTAACTCGGTGATTGTCGAGTGCTTTCTTCCAATCCGTATTGATGTTGTTGTCCGACATGGTGTAAAGCCTATCTGCCAGTTGTTTATTATTTCTTGCCCACTCAAAACCCTCCACGGTCTGAGCTTTGTTTACCTCTGCTAACTTACCGCTCCCAACCTGAACAGCAGCCCATGAGTTAAGGTCAAAGTTTTCATTATTAATTACGGCATCCATAAGGGTGTTCATGCTGTTAACATCTCTACCCGTAGGAATTCTTTTTTCAGGCTCAACAGATGTATAGTTTCTTTCCCCAGCACCCCGCGATTGTTCTAAACTTGTTACATTTGTTTTTAACTCTCGTAACTCGTTGGGTGTTTTCTGATAGACCTCAGTTTTAAAGTTACCATCATCACCCATGGTGTCTAAAACACCTGAGTCATTTAAAAGTCTAATGGCATCTTCAATGTAGGCAGTGGAATCACGGGGCATTGTTTTAAATTGCTGTTCTTCCGGTAAACTATAGGTTTTATGATTAGCTTCTAGTTGTAAAAGATTAGCCAGTCGAACTAAATTATTTGTAAACTTCTGTTTTTCTTCAGGAGCAGTCTTGCCGAAAAACCCTTCGTTTAAGGCTCCTGTTTGAACCGCAATGGATAGGGTGTTGGGCTGTTCCGTGATAGTCTTATTCGCCCATGCTTGATATGCCTTTTGTTGTTCAGTTAATTTATAAGGTTTCACACCCAGTTTTGTTAGCGTAGTTTGTAGCCTAGCTGCTTCGCTTTCTAACCCTGTTCCTAACGCTAATGCGTAAGCTTGTTGTACCTCGGCAGGGTCTTTTAAATTTGTATTCTTAAGTACCTCGGTAAAATGTGCCTGTGCGAAGAGGCCAGTCTGTTTCTTGTGCAGATCAATTCTCTGTGTAAGTTTATCTACGTTTCCAAAAAGGGTATCAAAAGCAAGCTTTTCTTCATCGGTCATTGAAGAATATTTCTGCTCTTGCCTAGCCTTACTTAAGTTTAAACGTGCTTGTTTTCTAGAGGTGGTGTTGGACATTAGCTGTCCGATTTCCGCAGCCTTGCCGAATTGACGGTTGTTTATATAATACTGATATTGCTCCTCTTGGGACAGCCCTGCTGTCGCCGCATCATTGCTCTGTTCCAGCTCTGTCGCAACCCGCTTGTCCTCTATTTCTTGTTTTAGTTTAATGCTATTAAGATCCACACCCGCAGCTCTCGCAAGATTAGAAGCGGCTGTGTACTTCCCTAATTCAATCAGTGCAGCTATTCGTTTATCAATGGGAAGAGCCGCCAAAGTTATCTGTTGTCGCAACGCCTTTGCTTGCTCCGCATACTTAGCCGCCTCTGTAGGTTTACCATACTCGGTCATAATCTGTGCCAACTGATCCTTAGCTTCGGGGGTATTTCTTTGCGACAACATGCCCACAAGCTCCGTGGTATCTTGCTCAAGCTCGGCCTTCTGTTGCGCCGGAGATAGCCCATCACCCGCCATATAGTTACCAAACTTTTGCCCAAGTGCGGCACCAAGTGCGGCAAGCCCTCCGCTTAACATGGGGGTATCTCCCCGTCGCCCCGCCGCTGCCGACCTTTGTATGGCCTTTTGATTCTGTTGTCGACTTATCTCATTGATCTCTGCTAGAGATTTACCAAACATGTTACCGTAATTTGTAGCCATTGTAGTTCCTCTGGTGTACTTAGTTAATCCGTGGACTAATGTGGTTTTAGAGTGTTTAAACCCAAGTTGATGCCCAGCCCTCCATGGCGGCTCCAGCCAAACCAGACAGAGCACTTTCGTGTGCTGGCTGGGTATATTGACTACCCGCCGCTGCTGCTGCTCTAGCCTGTTCTGCCGTCATACCTAGCGTCATCAATTGATTCTCCATGTCACTAAACATCCCCACGTTCTGCAATTGTTGATTCTGTAGGTTACCATAGTTTAACATCTGATTCTGATTGGCATTAAAGCCAGCAAGATCGGCCTGTTGTGTCTGGAGGTCTTGGTTGAACATCTGTCCACCAGCATTCATCCTCTGTTGCTCCGCACTTAACCCTTGGTTATACATCTGATTCTGTTCACCCAAGGCTGACTGTCGTGACTGTTGATATAGGTTTGCCAGTGCATTACTCTGAGCCGCACCCGTGTTATACATGTCGGGATTAACCATACCGCCACCACCAGCACCCATGGCACCAGAGCTTAACATCAGACCACCGCGACCAGAACCCTGAAGGGACTGAGCGAGGTTGGCATTCTGTTGTGCAAACTGTGGGTTAAGTACCCCCAAGCCCTGCTGAAAGTAATCATCAGTGGCCTGACCAACGTCAAACGGTTGACCGCTGAAGTTGGTACCCATCATGCCACCAGTCATCCCTTGGTTTGCCGAGTTGAAACCTTGGGGACTAAACTGACCAGCATTGGCTGCCGCCATGTTGGACAAGTTGTTACCAAATTGACCATAGCCAGCCAGTGCTTGATCTGCCGCCCCTTGGTAGGCTGGGTTTAAACTTGAGTTTAATGACATGTTACCATCGTCATCAAAGGTTGCACCAGCAGAGCCAGCTCCAGACGTTACCGTGTAAGGTTGAAACTTTGCCCCCTCAATGTCTTTCCGCGTTGCTGGTTCATTGCCCAGAATACCATCTACTAACGATCCTAATCCCATCTTATTTCTCCAACTGTTGTTGTGTGTAGTGACCCAGTAGTGTGCCATTTTGTGCCGTCATCTCGTTTCTAAATGACTCCACTGCCGCACCTGTTTGTCTTTGTTGTTGTGAATTCTCAATCAAAAGAATGTTATTCCAAAGTATTGCACAATCATATTCATCTACCGAGTTACCCGTTTGTGGGTCATTACCTTGTATCTTCTGAAAGAACTTACACTTGAATTCAATGCAATCCTTCTTGATAAACGGGCAGTACGTTCCATCTGATTTACGCATTAGTCTTTTTGTGCTATGATTACATCGGCATACTTCACATCTAGGTTAATAGATGTACCTGAAAAGGAGTGGTTATGTGAGCTGCTCCCGCCCGTTGCATTGGTAGTTTCAGTGGTTGCATTTCCTCCGTCGGAATCTTGAAATACATACGTATAAGTAACTTCAGGAATACCTGAGCGACTAGTGGTTCCACCGCTTGTTACGGTGTTTATGGTATGCGTGTGTGACGGTATGGCTGGAGCGGTATATCCAATTGAACCCGTAACAGTTCTGTTAGCAAAGGCTGTCTCAAAGTTGACCGTACCTCCAGTTGTGACCGTTCCGCTAACCACCTGTAAAGCATGATTATCCTTGGTTGTATCTTTAGTCCAACCAGTGGGTGCCGCCGTCTGTTGAAAGAGCATGCGAGTCCCGCTTGGGAATCCGATTACCGCACCATTAGAACTAACGTCACCTGTGACCACCAATGAAGTCAAGGTGCCAACACTGGTAATCGCGGGTTGTGCCGCAGTTGTTACCGTGGCTGCCGTACCGCTTACGTTACCAGTGACATCACCCGTAACATCGCCAGTGACATCACCCGTTAAGTTACCCGTGACGTTACCCGTGAAGGTTCCACTGACGGCACCCGCCGTGACCGTACCACTGAAGACCGTGGAACCCGTGTGTGTTCCATTGTTCTTCTCAACCTTAGTTGCACTAGCCACCTGAAGGGCGTTTAGTTCGTTATCTATTTCTGTACCAGATACAATCTTAGCAGGGCTACCCGAAGAAAGTGCATCTTTAGTTGCAAAGTTTGTAAGTTTTGTGTAGTTGCTCATTATATCATTCTTCCAATTTTAGTAAAGATGTCAAGCTTCTGTAAGCTAAGGATTTGTCCATTGATGGTTGACTCAAAGCCCATTTGAAGAATGGTACCCGATCCACCAACGGATGAACTCACGTTTTCAAGGATGATACCACCAGCATATTCAGCCGTACCATACTCAGCAATACCATATTCATAGATGGTGCCCGTCTTAAGGAAGTTAATGTAAGGGGTAAAGTTAGTGGAATAATCTGAGGCCACCTTAATAACAAAAGGCTGTCCGGCTGGGCCAATGATGGTTGCATTAATCTTCTTCAGTATCTTTGTTCTGGATGAGTCACCCATGTCAAAGTGATTGGTGTAGTATCGTAAGTCATAGGGATCACCATTATCGGTATAACCAATGTACTCTGCTATGCCACCAGCGGTTGCAATGTTGATGGCATCAGTAATTGGATCAAATGAATATGACACATGTGGAACTTTAGACCACGTTGTTACCCTGAAGGAACCATCCTCAAGGGTACCCTTGGTATCAAAGCAGTAAGCCTTAGATATGCTGGGCAGTGCTAAGAGATAGAAGGCATCAACGGGAGAATAGACAGCGGTTATTTCATCAGGATTAGCCAGCGATGAAACATCGGCAAGTAAATCATCACGGACATTCATGGAGACATCTCGCATGGGTCTTGACTTCTCTTGTATGGTACGACCAATGGATCTAACACCCGTGGAATCCAAGAAGAGAACATCCTCACCTGTATTAACTATTGTCTTTGCCGCTATACAACCGACCCCGTAGATTATATCTGATAGGGTTAGAGTACCCACCGCTATGGTGCCACTAAAGCCACCCACCTGATCATCATAGATTACTATGGAGTTCTTGCAAAGTATGACCAGTGCTCCGTTCTGAGTCGCCAATCCGGTTATTGCATCGGTACCTTTAGGAAATACACTGGCGATGTCGAGAACACCCGCACTCCCTTGTGTCCAGTTACGACCATCGTTTACATTTGAAAAGTGTATCTTTGTAACATTGTTGGCGGTATGTGTTGCCCATAGACGACCAAAGGCAGACATTACAAAACCAGCATTAGGTATGGCTGCCTTGTTGGTGTCGATGTTTGCTGATTGGGTTGGGCTATTACTCTCGCCCGATACTATAACGCCCGTAAAGTCAACGTCCTTAAGGGTCGTTAGTGAACCAGCCCCGCTGTTACCTGTTGGATCATAGACCAATGGATGATACCCCTCTTGGAAGAAGTATGCAAGATCATTCAAGGTTGCTGCCATCCAGTTACCAGCGTTTAGGGTTTGATCATTGGCTGTATTCTCAACATTAATCTGAGTTAGCGTTCCGTAGCCCTTGTAGAACTGGTTTGCACTCCAGCTTATAATTGTCTGGGTACCTGTAAAGTCTATGAAGTGATGTATGCCAATGATGTTGCCCACATT